ACCCATTGGTGCAGGTGAGTGTCCACGAGAGATACAATGTAAGTATAGACCTAATGAAAAACCATTTACTCTTAAAAACGTGATAAGAAGTATAAAGGACAGTTTTAAATGAGCAAGAAATTACAAAAAGGCAGTCAATACGAACAATTTGATTTAGATGGTGACGGAATTGTAAGTGATGAGGAGCTGTCACGATCTGAACATATGATACGTCTTGAGAACTCTGATAAGATGCAAGATCAACAACGTATGCTTTGTTGGGTGTCTTCTATATCATCTATTATATTGATAGTGTTGGTCATGTCACCAGTAATACCAGATGCACGAGTTGAGATGGTCACGGCTTTACTTTCAACATATGTTGTGGCAAATTTAGGTATAGTTGCTACTTTCATGGGTACGACAGCTTTTACAAGGTCGAAAGAAAATGGTAAATGACATGGTTGTTAT